GTTACCGATAGCTTTACGCAATGCCTCGTCAGCTTCCCAAGGCTGTCCGTCCTGTTGCGGCTCAAAGCCAGCCGCGACGCTCATCGCGCCGGCAGCGCAAAAGCAAACTGCCGATCGTTTCGTCACGACCTCCCGGCCAGTCTTTCCGCGCGCATAAGCACCCTGCGTCCAAGCCCCTGGCTTCTCCAGAAGATCAGCCGCAGCATCCAGCACATCGGCCACAGTCTGAGGGGCGGTCATGCGGGCACCTGTTCAGTCGGAGGATTAGCGCCCTGCGTCCAGCCGGTGCCTTCCATTGCGGCATTCCATTCGGCATCAGTCGGCTTCGGCCGAGTGTCGCGATACCAGGGCTTATGCACCTTGCAGACGCGACCGGGCAGTAGAATGGTCGGCTGACGGCGCGGCTGCTCGCTGATGCACTTGGGGCATTTCACCCCGAGGCGCTGACGCTCAAGCTGCCGAAGCTCCTTGAGGTCGCGGTACATGTCGATCGTGTCGCTCATGCTCCAAAGCCTCCACGATAGAGAGAGGCAGCACAGACCAGCACCAGGGCAATCAGGGCTGCAACCTTGCGACGGCGGCCGTCTACCTTGGTCCGATAGGCGTTGGTGGTGAACGGAAGGATAGCCTTGCGGTTGAACCGATAAGCCATTTCGCTCTGCATGGACGTCACCCGTCCATGCTTGATGGTGCCGATCATGCGGGCACCCGTTCGTCAGCGGTGGCGTCAGTATGCGCCTCGCCATGGTCCTCATCGCCGCGCCCGAATGGCACGTCGTCGGACAGCTTGGCGAAGTCGTCAGCGGCCGAACACAACCCTTGGATTTCGTCCATGATCGGCTTGACTACCGCGCGATGCGGCTTGCCTTCGCCTGCCCACCAGTCGGTGAACGCCTTGGTACCACCGCGGGCAATCTCACGTGCCGCGTCCATCGTCTCCTTCTGCTTCTGCGCTTCACCGGCGCCGTAAGCCCATTCGGCCATCGCAAACCCGGTCGCCTCGCCCATCGGCCGGCGCGGGTCGAACAGCCCCTTGAATTGATCGGCAACCTTGATCTGATGGACCGGACATCCGGGTGCGGACGGGTCAAGGATCACCATCGCGGTCATCTCGAACATCAGGTCACCGTCGCTTGCCGGATCCCACGGCACATCCTTGCGGCGTGTCTTGGTCGCGCGGGCGTTCTCGGCCTTGTCGCCAAACCCCTTCTGCATCACCGGCTTGGCGCGGGTGCAGATGATGATGTTCGTCTTGGCGCGGATGATGCGGTCAATCAGTCGGCGATATTTCGGCTTCACCTCAGCCCAGGCGAGCTGGCTGAATTTCGAGGGGTCAACCTCATAGCGGCCGTTCGCCCGCTTCTCTGCGGCTTGCACTAGCCGGTCGAGCGCCAGTGCGTGTTCGTCGAGCACACCGCCAACGCCTTCCCAAGCATGGCTGAAGCTGTCGATGATCAGGACGGGCAGGCCAGCCGCCTCCGCCGCGTCGATCACCTCGATCCACCGCTGCACCCCGAAGCCGACGACCTCGCCCGCATCATCGATAGCGGTGAAGTCGAAGTGCATCATCTCAGGGAACGCCTCCTTATAGTGGAGCGCCCGCTTGTTCTCGGTGTCGACGTAGCCGATCGGCGCGCCCTTCTTCCCGGTGACGCGCTCGGCAATGCCACGAGCGACCCGCAGCGCCGTGAAGGTCTTGCCTGTGCCGGATCCGCCCGACAGACCCAGCGCGATCGTGCGAGGATCGGTGATCTGCGTGACCGGGATGAACTGGATTTTCATGCGAATTGCTCCTGATAGGTAGCGATGATCTTTTGGATTTTGGCTTCGGCAGCTTGCGCGGCCTCGATAATCGCGGCCTGGATCACGTCGTCGGGATGGACGCGGATCACGGCCATCGGCAGCTTCTCGGAAAAGCTACAGAAGTCGATCCACTGGCGCTCAGACACCAGCAAGCCGGTCTGGTGCTGCATCACGAACTCGGCCGGAATGCCCCCAGCCAGCGCGTATTCCACGACGGTCTGGACCTGGTACTTCTGTTTGCGCGACTTCACCTCGATGGCGCCGTCATCGCCGACCAGCCCATCTGGGGAGTAGCCTAGCGTGAAGCCCCAGCGGTCATTGGTGATGAACCCGACCTCACGAACCGGCGCGCGAGTTTCCGAATAGCGGGCGCGGGCTTCGTGCTCGTCGTTCTGCCCCCGGATCATGTCGGAGCTCTGGAACATCGGCTCGACGAACTTCGTCAGCCGCTGCGCCGCCAGCTCGTAGATGTGCATCTTGGCCTTGTCGTCGTCGGCAACGACGTTCCACTCGCGCTGTGCGTATGGCTCGCCGTTCTTCTTGACGCGCGTTTCCGGCTTGGGCGGCGGGTTGAGGATCAGCTTGACCTCGCTGGCGGTAAGGAGCCCGCAGCGCATTTGAAGCCAATCAAGCGAACCCTGCTCGACCTCGGCATGATAAACGATGTGCGGCTTGCCGGCCGGACTGTAGCTGGTGAAGGCGGCTGGCGCGTTCATGCCGCCTGTTCCACACGCTCGTCAGCCTGATCAATCGCGTCTAGCAACTGCTCAAACAGAGCGTCCAGTTCTTCGCCAGCGACTTCCACGACGTCAGCGCGCAAGGCGCCGACCGCATAGTAAGCCCGCGACAGAGCCTCGCTATTCCAGCCGGTCATGCGTCACCTTCCCGCGCCCAGCGCTCGGCCTGCTTGGCGCGCCAGGCGGCCGTGTGAGCGGCGAACAGGTTGTCCATGCGCCGCTGCTCGATGATGCGCTCGACGTGGCACTTCGCGGCATAGGCCGGGTCGTTCCAGTAGCGCTGGATCTCGGCGAACTCGGTGACCGCCGGGTTGTGGTGGAGTTGGTTGCTCATGCCGCCACCTGCGTGCGGTCGGCGGAGACGACAGCATCCGTCAGCGGCAGCCAGCGAGCCTCAGCCCGGTCGATCGCCTGCTCAACGGTCGGCTGCGCGAGGATGCGGTGCATAGCCACCTGATCGCCAGCAGCCTCAGCCGCCAAAAACATCGGGTCGAGGATCGCGGTACGCAGCCGGCGCAGGCAGTCGACGCGGAAGCCGGCGTAGGTGGTGTCGCGGCCGTCCCAGCGGTCCCAGGCGGGAATGGCGACGACCGGGGCCGGGCGGGTGCGGAAGCTGTTGAGGATGCGGCGGACGCGGCGGTCGCTGGTCCAGCTCGCTAGGATTGGTGTGTGGAACACGGTGTGTCTCCCATGGCGCTTTGTGCGCCGATGGGAGGATTATTCGCAGATTGCG